CCCTGAGTCTGATCGAGTCCAAAAAAGTTCCCTAGGTCGCATTATCGCAACCTAGGGATGTGACATTTATACGATTTTCTCGTGATACAGCTCGACGTTGATGAAAGCTGTCTCCACGCGCATGCCGAGCGAGCCCTGAATAGACGGGACGAGGATATACTGACTGTTATCTTGCTGGCCGGTTGGCCCGTTGAAGAAACCCTCGGTTATCAGATTGAGCTTATTGCGGGAACCGGCTTCAATGTATCCGGCCACGGTCGATCTGTGTGCCTGTACCAGATTGCTCAGATCGTTAGGATCGAAGGAGCCCGAGCTGATCCGGTACATTCGCAGATTGAAATAGATCTCCTTATTCTCTGCCACGTCTGCACGATTCGTGAGCCCGCATACTCCTGCACTGAATTTCACGAGGAGATTGGAGTTGACAAAGTAGTGTCGAGGCAGGGGAATAAACATTACCGGATATTCAACCGGAACGGTTACAGGGTTGCCCTGATCGTCTACAATGAGCTGATCCTGATCGTCATACTGGAATTTGTCGACCGTCATAGTGATGCTGTCCAGATTGATTTCATCCCGGTCATAATCGCAGGATTCCAGCTGCATCATATCTCTGCTGCTGCAGGGAATCAGCGAATCTGTCCAGTACGGCATAGTTCGCCATTCGTTTGTCGGCATGGTTAACCGCTGTGCAAATTGCATGGAGCTGTAGCCGCGAGCGCTGTCGGCATGGTATACAGCGAGGCCCTGTGCCATATCAATAGGGCAATTCGTCATTATTTTCAATCCTCCTCTCGTATGTTGCGCAGAGGCCTACAGGCCGATTCTGGTTAAAGGGATAGTTTCTTGCATCCCGGAAGTGATTGATTTTCATCGTACCACCGGCCACGTTAGCCGCGAGGCATACCGACCCACCACCATCAAAGTTGACGGCATTCGGCACACCAAACCGGATAAAGATTGCCTGTGCCTCTGCCAGTGTGAGGCCTTTTTCATACGTGCCGCGGCCCTCGGCATACAGCACATAAAAGTGCTCATCGTCCCAGCCGAAGCAGCTGCGCGGCCCTGCTGCGTTGTCCAAAGTGTACGGGCTGGTGCGTGCGCTGCCGTCAATCACGAACCAATCACCGCACGCAAAAACCACGTCATAATGCTCCGGGATGAGATTGACGGGTGTCGTGCTGTCAAAGTATGCGCACTCCTCCGTGATGCTGTCATACGCGAAATAGTTACGAGGAGTCGGGTAGACTTCCGGATCGATATCACGGGGATAGTTGACCCCATTCCATCGGGATCCCCACTGTGCACCTCCAAAATTACAGTTATGCGCGATGATCGCATGATGCGCTTCACCATAGTTTTTCAGCCACGTCTCCGGATCGCTGGTGAGCGTTGTCGGGCTGTCCGAATCATTGCCGGAGCAGTTATGGAATACGAGCTTATAAGCATTTTTCGGAATCGCGGTCATAATCCACGACGTATCCCCGGTGTGGTCGTAGATATGATAAGCAATAAATCCGCCATACCCGAACGGCTGCAGGATCGCGCCCAGCTCTCCGGCCTGCAGCAGCTCATCAATTTTGTTATTGATAGCCGTCTGCACATCCATCTCCGAGGCCTTTTTCGCCATCTTCCACGCCTCGTCAACCTTGCGCAGAATCCATGAAAGATTCAGATTTTCATAGCTTGTGAACGGCCATCTTTCAAAAATATTATATGACATATTATCCCTCCTTAATACTAGTTTGTGTTGTAATTCTACCTGTACACGCTTACCAAAGCAGTCAACGGAATAATCGCATAAGTATATTGACTACCCGCGTAGAAATTAGACCCGCCTCTTGCAATTAAAGTCAAAGTTTTTGTTGACGGGTCCCAGCTTCCGGCTGTTGCATTTCTGGAAACGCTGCTATTAAATACACTTCTGCTGGAAAGCATCGAAATTTGTGTTCCCGTGTATCTATTTGCCGCATTGGGAACAAAAAAGATACCTTCGATCAATCCTAAATTTACTGGCGTTGTTTCACTGTCAATGGAATAAATTACAACAAACGGATTCAATGCAATCTCATCGTCTACAATTACTCTATAAGACGAGGCAGCATTTGCAGGTGTGAAGTGTCCACTTTGAATTGCAGTTCCGCCGCCTCCCGAAATACTCCCAATCGCCTCCACCATCTCGGCCGGAGTCATGAGCGCAGAATCGCCGGTTTTCTCGCGGATCGCGTCTGCAATATCGGTAAGCGTGCTTCCCTGAATCAGATATTCATCCATCAAAAGCTCGCCTCCTCTGCTGCCGGTACGGCCTCGGCAATCCACACACCGGACGAGCTCACGCGGGCGAAATACCCCGCCTGTGCAGCTGTAACGGTCGGCATGCCGATAATACCGGAAGCTGTCTGCAGCGCCTCCTGTGCTGTTTGCTGCGCTCCTGCGGCCGTCTCCTGTGCCTGTGCTGCATTCTGCTGCGCAGCTGCGGCAGAGGCAGCGGCAGCCGTTGCGCTGCTCTGTGCGCTGCGTGCGGCATTAATAGCGCCCTGAATGCTGCCGGAGACATTTTCCACGGCTTTCGCGAGCTGCTGCATACCTGTCAAAATCCATGATAAATTAAGATTCTGATAGCTGGTGAAGGGCCATTTTTCAAAGATGTTGTATGCCATAAACAGCCCTCCTCAGTATACCATCAAACAGAAATTCTGTTTGAAAGACCGGCTGATAATCTCGGCAATATTCATTGTAGTGCGCAGCTTGACTTCCTCGGTAATCATCTGCTGGTTGGTTGTCACACCGATGTTGCCATAGGCGCGGCCCTCCCGGACATTCTGATTAGAGCCGGAGCCGGTGACGGTATTGGAGGCCGTGCCCGTGCCGGTGCTGTCAACGCCCTCGGTCGGGGTCAAAGAGCTGTCGTTGTTCCAGCCCGCAACCTTGCGCGTCGTGCCGGTTGTCTGCGACGTGCTGCCCGTTGTCTGCTCGCTGCTGGTGTTGCTGCCGCTATCCGTCCACCGCTCGTGACGGTCATAGTTGGTGATCGGGTCATATTCGGCAGTAAGCGCCTGAAGCATCCGATTCCACGAAAGCAGATTGACTTTCGACCAATTCCCGATAAGCTGCTTCACCACGGACGGCTCGTTGTAGATGAGAGACAGCTCCGCATTATCAAAGAGGATTCTTTGAATAATGGTATCTCGGTCGGCCGCCTCGGGCAGCTGCAGCTCATCGAAAACGGATTGATCATAGGCATAGATAGCGACAATACTAATCGTTGCCTTCATTGCTGTCCACCTCCTCCGGAACGGTGCCCTGCGGGATTTCTCGCCATTTGACGGCCAGCTCCTCCCGGCCCTTGTAGAACATGGCATTTACCTTATCACAGCACTGCTGCAGCTCCTCCAGCCACAAGGCAGCCTTGCAGTATGTGTCCGTGTTATTGGCATTGACCTCATCCACCACAAGGCGCTCTTTCTTGTCCGTATTGGCCGAAGGAATGCCGACCTGCTGATCAAAGCGTGCCTCAATCTCGTGCATGGTATCCATGATCTCAGGTGCAATAAATGCGGCCCTTAAATCCTGAGTCCACGGCTGCCAGAGCGGGCGCCCGTCCTCGGTAAACAAATCTTTGTCAACAAAGACGGCCGGTTTCCCTCCCATGACCTCATCATACATGCGTTTGTAGCTTTCGCTCGCGGTTTTACTTGCGCACGCGAAAACGAACGAGAGCTTAGAGTTAATGAGATTCATAGAGAGTGCTTCCGAAGCGAGCGCCATGTCCTCTGCGGTTGAATTGACCAAATCCATAATACCGCCGAAATCAGGCTGCAGTTTGATGATCTCGCACTGTTTCCCGATGATAGGGTTAAGGATACCGCGCAGCAGGGGATTTGTAATGATCGCGTTTGTGGGCTGATACTGGACGTTATAGCCGGAGAGCCCGCAGCCCTGCGGGATGACTCCGAATTTATCCGTTTTGATCACAGCAACCACGCCCCAGCAGAACAGGACGTAAAGGAAATAATCCCGGTTCCAGTTCTCCGGCAGCTTCCATTCAAACACTGAGAGCGCTTTCTGCAGCAGATATCTCCGGAAGTATCCGGTCAGCGCTGTGTTCTGCGTATGAATAGAGTTGGGGTTGTTCGTGCTGATCGCGGCGTTCATGTGATCGTAGTAGACCGGAGCGCCGCAGCCGATTACAATTCCATTCATTAATAGCCTAACCTCCTTTTCCTGTGAAGTAATTGCGCTCTGCGTTTTGGTATGATATTGCTGCCTCGTGATACCCATGGATGATTTACGAGCCAATCGTACCAATAGAGCGCGTCAGCTCTGCGGCCCGCTTCGGTTGCACCGGGCACCAAAGGCCTCTCATAATTGTATAACCATGCAGATGCTAGATAATCGGGCGAAAGCGTGCTTTCTCTGAATTGCTGCATGGAGAGATTATAGGCCGACGTCGGTATATATCCACCGTCCACGTTGTTATGCATAAAGAGGAGCTGCGCTGTTCCGTCATCCTGCCCACCAGCGCCCAATGGGTAATTAGGCTGAAAACCGTTATATCCGGCAGCGACAGAAGAATTAATATACTTTGTTGCGGGTGTGTACTGAAAGAGCCCATAACCTTTTGACAGGTTAACCACATCACCCTCCCAGCGCCACGGATTAAACCCGGATTCATAGGCCTGATTACCGGCCAGAGCTGCCACGGCGTTGATTGTCCAGCCCAGCGGGGCCAGCACTTGAACCATTTTCATGACGTTTTCCTGCGCTTCAATCGAATCTCGTGCATATGCTCCGGTGTTCTTATTGTGCCAGTTATATTCCACGCCCGCGCCCCACCGCGCAAGATACTCCCAGCCAACATCTGAAAACGGGACATATCCGGCATTGATCGAAACTTGATTCTGCAGCGGGATACCGTTGCGGCCATGCGCTCCCATGGTGCGGGCCGTGCCGGTTCCTCCCGCAAACACCATTTCGGTATGCCCTCCGGCGCTGCCGTGATTATGCCAGAGGATATCGCCGGGATAGCAGATCGTGCCCGCATTGGGCCCGGTGATGATATTAAATCCCGCATCGGTGAGCACCTGTAGCATACCACCGGTAACAAAGGCCGGTGACGGCAGCACAAAGCCGCCTCCATCCACCAACGCATACCATATGAACGAGCTGCAATCGTAGTATGTTATGTCGTTGATCGTCTCTTGATACCGGTGATCCATCCAATAACCCACGTCGGGGTCATTGCATGTATCAATAGCCCACCGGTAAGCCGCATTGATATCATTCATAGAAGAAACCGCTTTCCATGAAATTCTTAATAATGTCCATCTCGTTGCTGGTGGCCCCATTGATGTGCGTATCCACATCAGCGCAGAGCAGATATCCCGGCACCGTCCGAATGGTGCGCACCTGACAAAGAGGACGGCCACGATGCGCCAGATCGTCATCCACCGGCATGGCGTACATGGTTTGCATCTGAACCGGCCCTTGCATTGCGTCCACGCTGCCGACGCTTCCGATGCTGTTTGCGCTGGGGATGCTTCCGGTAATCGCGTTGCCGATACCATTGGCAATCGAGGAGATACCACTGCTGATCAACCCCGGAATTCCTCCCTCAATACCGGAGAGGATGCCGGCAGCATCTTTGGCCGCCGACATAATTCCATAGCCCTGCGCAATCACCTGCGAGAGCTGCATAGAGTATCCAACCTTGCCGCTGGTTCTGCTCATCACGCGCCCGCTGTTATTGGTGATCAGCAGCGAGGACAGGCCGGTGTGAAGATCGACATAGGCCGTCGCTGTGATCGACGCTGCATTTGCGCATAGCGCCGGATCGAGCGTGATCAAACCGAAGGGAGGAAAATACACATCATAACTTGAATATGGTGCATTGTTCATGTACGCACCTCGCGCAGCTGCGGATGGATGGCGAGGAACGCTCATCGATACCGGGAAAGACATAGGCTGCGCATTACTGATCGACCACGCTACAAGATGATATGTTACATATCCGATCTTGATTTCCTGCCGGACAAAGTCGTCAAGATCAAAATAAGTATTGCTGATCGGGAGATATGTGATACAGGAGATATACTGCAGCGGGTCGAGGATCGCTTTTGCCTCCGGGTAAGCCGTAACGCCCAACGCCGTCAATGCATCACTTGCATACTGATCGGAGAGCATATATGACAGCATGTCATTGAGCGACGCGTTATCCGTGAGATAGAATTGGGTTTTGCCGGAACCAATAATGCCGATGCTGTAAAGTCCCGCAGCGGGATTCTGTACCCATGGAGACGCATAGTCAACGATATTTCCGCTCCACTGCGCTTTTACGGGATAATAGTTATCCTGAATTGTGCCATCATACTCGTGAGCACTGCGCAGCACATAGGCTGACAGTTCCCCGATCTGATAGCGGAACGTGCCCAGCGCGTCAATGCTGCCGTGCACATACCAACATCTGTCTCTGTATTCCCAATCAGTAATCCAATAGAAACGATTGAACGAGCCCACATACATATAGTTATAGTCATGCACGGCCGTTTCCATGGGGAGAAGCACTTTAATAACAGGCGCGGCGAGGCTCATAGCATCAAGCGCAACACATGGATATGTCACGCGCTCCACGGTATCAGCGGGCACCGCAGTGCTGTTGGTTTTCTTCTCGAATTTATAGAACCTGACGTTAAAGGCCATCGGTTCACCTCCTTAAGAAAAAGGAGGAGCCGCAGCTCCTCCCTTGCCGCTTAGGTAAGCGTGAATACAACCGATTTCTCGGTATGGTCGTTATACGTTTTCTGCGTCTCGTGCAGCCAGTTGGTGATATACCCGCCTCTCGCGTTAAAAGGCGCCGGGGCCGTCCACGAGTTGACGGTTGCATAGCCGAGCGCCTCCTCGTCGTGGAGATAAGCCAGAACCGGGCCGAGCTCTGCGGCCTCGTCCATCTGTACCGCCGTGCCGTCCGTGCCGATATAGGTCGCAAGGCCGGTCACGTTGAGCGGGTTGCGGGCAGCTTGCCAATAGCCCACAGACTCCACGCGCACGCCGTTCGGAAGGCGCATGAAATCATCATTGAAGTTCTGCACGCGCACCATGGTGCTGATCGCGTTCATGGCCTGACTCGCGATCCAGAGCTTCTGACGGGCTTTCGGGGTGTGACGATTGATGCGGCCGTCGATGGTGGAGAGATTCGTCTGGAAGAGGCTCGTGCGCTCCTCCATGAGATCGGAAACACTCATGATGATGCTGAAGGCCCAGCGCACGAACGGGGTGAAGTTGTCAGGCTGGAACACCGTCTGTGCGGTCAGGGAGAGGCCCGTCTGCGCATTGTACAGCGTCAGCAGCGGGATGGTGCGGTGCGCCAAGTCAAAAGCGCTGGTTGCCGCATCGTTCTGCGCGTACGTGCCGATCATGGAATTGAGCACGACCGCGCGGCCGATGTCCTCACGAATCTGCTCGACCTTGTTCGCCATGTTGCCGGTGATCATCGCGATGAACTGCGCGAGCTCCTCCGGGCCGGTGAATGCTACGTCAAACTGGTCGCGGAAGATCGTGTAGCTGTCCTGCCACACGTTCTGGCCGTAGAAATTCGTCTGCAGCGCTTTCTGTTTGTTGATAACCTGCATGTCGACGGACTCACCGTCTCCCATGGGGTTTGCGGTGTGGGTCGCATCATGGGTCACGGGCCATTTGTAGCGGTCATCCTCAGAGATCGGTTTATCAATCGGGGAGAGCTTGCGCACATGGTTGCCGTATGCGGTGTCGCTCACCTCGGCAAGACCGAAGCGGCGCCGATACGGGCGAATGGAAAATACGGTGCGGGAAAGCACCTGAGAAATAGCCTGCATGACAGGATCATAACCCGTCTGCAGCGTCGTGGTTGCAGCGCTTACAAACTCTGTGAGATTCGTCGCGGTGAGCGCTGCCTGTCCGGTGGCCTGCTGCTGAATTGCATTAAGCAGCGTCGCGGCCTGATTAAAGGTCATCGTGCTAGGCATTGTTTTACCTCCTTATAGAATATGGTTAAGGCTCGATCACGGCCGCGAGAATATCCTCGACCGTCTCGGGCTGGGGCTGCTGGGAATTGATCTGATTGTTCATCTGGATCGCGCCGGTCAGCTGCTGCAGCTGCTGCATGATATCATTCAGGCCCGTTTCCGTTTTCTCTGCGGGCTGCTGTGCCGGAGCCGGAGCGGGAGCCGGAGCGGGTGCCGGAGCGGGTGCCGGAGCGGGTGCCGGAGCGGGTGCCGGAGCGGGTGCCGGAGCCGGAGCGGGTGCCGGTGCGGGCTGCTCAGAGGCAGCGCGGGAGAGCAGCGCGATCTGCTGAGAGTTATAGCCAGCGCGTACGAGCGCCAGAACGTCGTTTGCAGTGAATGCCATTACTGTTCATCCTCCATTTTATGATAGCGATAGAGCATCGTGACGAGCTCCTCACGGGTGCAAGCGTCGTGCGGGCGCGTGCCATCCGTGATTTTGTTTTCTTTCGCCCATTGCCATGCGGCACGGGCCCATTTGCTGGGATCTTCATTCACCGGGTAATCACCTCCAGTAGTGTATCCGTGATCAATTAACCATCGGGCAAAATCCGGGCAGCCGAAGCCGCGCAGATTCTTATCATTGACAGCAACCGTGATATTGCGTACTGCGTCCGAGCGGTTGCCCTCAGTGATCACAAAGGAATCCGAATAGACAGCGGTGACAATTCCCACATGGGCAGGGGTTCCACGATTGTCTCCGGTGGGGTTGTTTCCCCAATCATAAAAGGCGATATCACCTAGGCCGGGCCTGTAGTTGTCGCTTTCCTGCCATCGGCCCATAGCCTGAAATTTTCTAACCATCTCAGGGCAGCCGCATTCGGCCGGAATAATATCCAGCATCCCGGCCATCTGTGCGCAGACGGATACAAACGTCGCACACCATGCATCGGTATACTTAACTTTATACCCGCGCGGCAGGGGATCAATTTTGTTATAGGTATCAATTATCCATTTGTGGACAATGCTTCCCTCGGTCGTGCCGACGAAGGTCAGCGCCTTGTCTACGAGGCGCTTGCGTGCTTCATATGCCGTCATTTTGCATCCTCCAGCTTGTCAACGAGCTTCTGCATAACAGCAGTGTTATTGTTGATTGCCTCGGCCCATTGCACAGCCTCTGACTTGTGTTCCTCCCGCTCTCTGTCCCACATCCAGAACATAGCAACCACGCACGCAATCGGGAAGCCAATGTTTTGAATGAACGTTACAATAGCGTCAAGAATGTCCATGTTTCTCTCACCTCCTAATATTAAAGAGGCCTCCCGCCGTGTGCGCTGGACTCGCGCGTGCCCGGGCTTCCGGCCCTGTCCATGGGCGCGGGAGCGCCTCCTATAAAAATAATAACATCCCGCAAGACCAAAGTCAATACGGGATGTTATCATTAAGGGAGAATTGCATGGAGATAAACGCTATGAGGGCGTGTTTATAATACAATATGTATTACATTTTGTCAAGCGCCATAGTATTGCCGAAAGAGCAGCTCCGTGCTGTAACTGTCAAAAAGCACTTTTCTATTAAGATAGGCGCGCCACAGCCAGATATACGAGGCTCGAAACCGCTGCAGCTCCACCTCGCCGCTGTCAAACGTTTTCGGGGCTCCGGAGATGTGCTTGTTCACGTACCACTGCCGGTTGCCCTTGTGCCGGTATATGCAGATTTCTCCGACGGCCACAATCGGGGAAAGCTCCTGCAGCGGAGCGCTGCCAAGCGTATTGTCGTCCGCATCCTTGAATTGATTGCCGAGGCTCATTTTTGAAAAGCTGGAACCGGCTGACATTTTATAGAGAGCGGTGTTTGCTTTGGCCTTGGAGATCGGGCTATTGTCCAGAAACAGGAGCAGTATACCGCGCTCCGGGATCGTCCATATCTCCCGACCCTTCAAGCTCGCTTTACGTGCGATATCCACGAGCCCGAGGCCCGCGAAAATGGGGTTTGCCAGATTATTCGCGTTCGCATAACACTGCAGCAGCAGCGGGGGCTTGCCCTGCAGCTCGCGGTTGCGGTTGATCGTCTCATAGCAGTTTAACAGCGCATCGGCCTCGCCGGTAATCGGGCGCTCGTGCGATTCGGGTATAAACTCGTCGTAGATCAAATCGGTCACGTCGCTGAAATCCATGCCGCGGGTGTTACTCATCGTACTAAGCGCGAGACAATAGCCCAGCAGCGGGCCCTCATCACCGTCATAGAATCCGGATACCTGTTTGGTGATCGCAGCCACGCGGGTATAATAGTTATTGTCCAGATCGATCCTTTTGAATGGTGACAGCTCATCCTTGCGCACGAGATCGGCCTGTGTTTGGGTGCGTCGCATATACGCAAACTTCCCGTCCCCGGTCAGAGCGCGGGCGCGGGCATCCTGCAGCGCACCGTAAGTTTTGCCGGTTGCTCGTCCTCCGACGCAATAGAGCACCGGCAGCCCTTCCTCCTGCATAAAGGAACGGACGGCCGGAACATCCAGCCATCCGTCCGGGGTATAGAGATTAAGCCGATTCAAGTGCATCATAAACGGCGCTGATGATCTCGTCGGTCTGATCATCAGACAGCTGCAGCCATGCGTGCCGGTAGTATTGGCCGTCCCTGCCCTTGCGCTGCGGGAAAGCTACAAACTCACCGTTGCGGCTGCTCTTGATCCGGCAGCCGTAGATTTCTGCGGTGATCGGGCCCTCGATCCGCAGCGAGAAAGTAATCCCACCATTGCGGCCCCAATCGCGCACGTGCTCCACTTTGAAGATGATACCGGAGTCCTCAGGGGCCGGGGTCTGATCGGCCTTGCTGCGGTTGTTGAAAGTTCTGTTAGAATTGTTGGAAGTTGCCTGTCTTGCCATGATAATGGCCTCCTTTAAATTATTTCATCTGGATCGAGCCCCAGATGTTTACAAAGTTTGATGTGCATATCCCTGCTTTTCAAAAGCCGGTCGTAATCCGTTGCCACGGATACCTCGTATGTGCTGTCACGTATCAGGATATTCGGCCCGAGCTCCAGCTCGTGACCGTCTGCATATTGGATATATTCTTTCGTGTGATCGTTATAGACGGACTCTGTGCCGCCGGCACGGTGAAATACAAAGCCGGGCTTGAACGCCTCAAGGCCGCCATGCTCGTCGAGCTCCGGGCCGCCATAGCCTTTATTGACTCCGGAGATCGTCACGTATGTCTTGCCTCCGGGCTCAAATTGGTATGCGTACTTTTTCGCGCCCCAGCTGCGGAAGCGGGCCATGGTGCGCTCCTGCTCATAAACGCCCATATAGTGTGTGATCCCTGCCGGATCGGTTGCATAGCTGCCAGAGGCTTTGCTGTCTGCGATCCGCTGCGCGTTGTACGGTTCCCAATCAATATCATTGATATACTTCACTGAATCGGTATCACAATACACGCCATTGTCACCGGCCAGCTTTTGACCTTCATACAGCCGGAGCCGTGCCCATGCAGTAACATACACACCGTGCTGGTACGTCAAGAATGCCCTGCGCTCGTTCTCCTCAAGCAGCTCCTCCAGAGGCTTGTCTGCCTCCACATACTGACGCGGGTCGGAAGATATGAATTGAATGGATTGACGCACGGGGTTCTGTGCCATCATACCATAAAGGGAATTGAGAAGATTTTTCCGCTTGGTATAATACACTTCCTGTCCGGGCACGCCCTTCAATTCTGTCTTATCCCGGTAAAATTCCTGCGTCACCATGATTAACGGTGTTGGTAAATGGCCGTAGTACGTCGACCACAAATCCTGTACTTCAAACCGATCCCATTCATAAGTTTCGCGGATGATATAGAGATCTATATCACAGAGCGCTATCTCCAGATAATCAGCGGCCAGAATGCGGCCATTGTCCAGCAGCGGCCTAACGGCCTTTTGGCATTTGCTGTACGGAATATAAGGAAAGCCCCAATATTTATCCCGCTGCCGGAGGCCGGTAAAGGCCACACGCATCAACACGGCCCGGTTATTACTCAGAAGATACTCCAGCTTCTTCTCGCTCGGGTGCTGCTCGTGCCGGAATGCACCTCGCGGAAATTGGCAATTGCACATGACATCCGGATAGCTGCTGCTGCGGTCAGCGCTTTTCACGTCCTCCAGAATGAAGCCGGAGTAATACCGATTACAATGTGTATCTCCTCCCCGGAAAACATCCCGGAGAAGGGGATATAGATTTTCATCGGGCTGACTATTCTTAATCTCCCATTTACTGCTGTGCTTCATTGCCCGTTTACAGATGCGCCTGACATAGCCGGTACTCGTCAGCGGCATGGTGGCGAGATTGTCACCGTCGAGCTGCATCTCTGCGTGATAGGCCTCGCATAGACCAATTACATCATGAGCGCAGTAGGCCCGCTCCTCATCGGTCAGAGGCGTCCACGGATAGCGAGTCTTTTTGTAGTCGTAATCCTCGCCGGAGAGCTTGACGTGCTTCACATTCATTTTCTTTGTGTACTGCGCAAGGCTCATATTGCTATGAATGTATGTGCAGCGCAGCTCCAGCTCTTTCCGGTACATGGTTGCTTTGGCCGGTTTGCGAGAATCCAGACAAAAGACTTCATCCGGGCCGAAGTCGTAGATCGTGCGGAGGAATTGAAACTCATATGCGAGATTGTGCACCAGCACAACCATGCTCGCCCGCTCATCATAGGCCCGGATCGCGGGGAGGAGCTGTTGTATAAACTGCCGCAGCTCGTCCCACGTCCGGCCCATAATTACAATGAAATCATCCGGCTTGTCTGGGTAGTAGAAACACCATTGCCAGACATACATCATTGCGTTCCCCGGCAGCTCCGGGCATGCACATGTCTCGATATCGAATGCGGTAATGATATCAATATACTTCCGGGGCTGCCTCGTGCCGGCATTTCCCCATTTGCCCTTTTCCAGTTTGCGGCCGAGGAGAAGCAGGGAAGGAGAAGCATAATCAGAAGTATTGATAATCATTTGTAACTGTCCACCGTACTTTGATACTCCTCAAAGAGAAGCTCCACATTGCTGGTATCGCCCTGCTCAGAAGCAGCCTGAAATGCGTCCATGGCAGCATCCAAACTATAGATGTTTTTATCGTTCGCCTTGACATACTCCAAAAAGCGGGTAAAGGAAAACCAATTGCCCTCGTTCACAAAGTCATAGCCTTTATCCCGCCATTGCTGGATACCGCGCTGCATGATTGATTTTTGACCTTGAATGGTAGAGGACTCTGCCATAACAAACCGGGCGAGCTGCGTCAAATTTTGCCGGAGCTGGGAGGCCGTCTTGATATCGCGGGTTTTTTCAAACTGTCCAACGTTCTGCTGGTATGTCTCAGACTCCGCAAATTTTGATTCTCCCATTCGGGAAAGTCGCTTCTGCGCAATGTCGCGCAGCCGGGTATACTCTTTCCGGAGCGTGCGCTCATCGTATCGCTGGAGGCCCTGCGGGTTGTACTCCCATGCGGAGAACGAGAGCCGAGGCGGTTTAAACCTCGTGCCCTCGCTGTACCGGCGATTGTAGCTTTTGGCCATAGCGTCTTTTCACCTCCTCCCTACGCTTGCGTTCTACATCCGGGTTCCAGCCGCACTTAGCGCAGTGCAGCGAGTCAACGAGCTCCGGGTGCCTCATGATGAGCTGCCCGACCGGGCAATTGATTTCATGGTTCCAGTAGCAGCTGCGGCTCATCTCTCGGCCTCCTCCGGTGCGGGATCGTCCGGGCCGAGATCGTAACCCATGAAGTAATGTACGACGAGCTCGAGCTCCTCCATGACTCCAACCGCATGCCCGAAGCGGTAACAGAGCCAGCCGAAAACGGCCATGAGGATCAAATACAGCAGATAGGCCTTGTTAATCACTGAGCTTCACCTCCAGCCCGTCAAGAGCATCTCCGACCCAGCCGAACATGTCCGGAGGATCGGCAGGAGCCTCGGCCGGAGGAGCACCGGCAATGCATTTGCCGTAGAGCGAGGATAGCTGTACCTTACAGCAGTGGGCCTCGCCTGCCTGCTCGGCCTGCTCGGCCTGCTCCTCAAGACTCATAAGGATCGACCGGGAAAGCCGCAGCGATTCATGTTTGATCGCCTGCAGCAGGGAGCACCCGCAAAAATACGACAATGAATCTGCTCCAGCATCCTCTCGAAGATAGTCAAGCAAATCGCTCATAGCCTGCAGCTCTTGCAGATTGTACTTACTGAAATCGATCATGATTCAAACCTCCTTAGAAATCAATATGAAACAGCTCACGCAGATTCTCGATACAATCAGCCATGCCTTCCTGCGCATCGACCAGCTCGGCCAATGCCTCCTCGGCCTCCATATATTTATCTGTGCCTTGGAGAGACACAGGTATATTATCCATTACCTCCTGTTCCTCCTCGATCACCTCGAGAAGTGCGTCCAACTTGCCCTCGATCCCGTCGAGCAGCTTTGCCAGTGTTTTGCGTCTTAGTGCGTTCATTTCTCTGTACCTCCATATACTTAAGTAGACCGGGCAGGTCCCATTCAATATAATAGCACAGAATGCCGGGATAAAACCGGATCGGAAGTATAAAATTTATTGATACTATCTATTATAAATATTCATAAGCATTGGTGTTTTTGCACAAACAAGCATTAATGCGACCTAGGGAACTTTTTTGGACTCGATCAGACTCAGGGAA